AAAAGAGTATGTCAGTATTTGAATGCAACTGATGAAAATAGCATACAGTATATCGAAGCAGATAATATATTCAAAGGTGAACGAAAGCAGAAGAAAGCAGGAAGTTCATTGAAGAAATTAAAAAATAAAAAGAAAACTGTATCAGTAACTAAAAATCAGCTGTTTTCCAACCAAATGAGTGTTGGTATTAAATGTTGTTGTTCTACACATACTGGTAAAAACGCACATAAAAATCCAATATCTGTCAAAATGTTCAGGAACGGGAGGATACAAATGACAGGATGCAAAGATGATGCTGAAATAGAGCGTGTATATACAACATTATATACAGAGTTATGTAAAATACCAACAGAGTTTAAATTAGGAAATAGAGTAGTTAACATAGATACAGTAACTGGATTAATACCGTTTAACCAAGCTGATATTAGTATAGAAATGCTTAATGGAACGTTCAAGGTTGGAAATAAATTGAACTTGCCTAACATAATGAAATTTTACAAGAATAATTATACAAAAGAAGAAGTATTTAGAACTATAAATAAAAAATCACGTGTTAATCTATCCATTAAGAAATTTCAATATTTTGATACTAAGAAATCAAAATGGAAGATGCCTCAAGTATTCATATATAATACAGGATCGATCAATATAATATCAACTACATATGAATTATTGGAACGGACATATAACTTGCTAAAAAAGGATATAATGCAAGAAGCAGAGAATTTCATATTACAAGAGTTAGTAATGAACAACAAGTTTGTAGATGACTACAATAAAAAATCAAAATTAAAGGATTATATCAGTATAAATGATCCAAAATATAAGAAACCATCAATGATGGATGCATTAGACTAAATATATTTAAAATTGCCCCACTTTTGCCTTCATTGGTATATAGTGGGGCTTTTTTAACGTTCATTGTTTTCGTTTAGAATTTTAACACTAATATATAGTGCAAATGAAAAAAAAAGTGTATGGTAGTATGAATGATGTATATACATCAAAGCATAAAAACCCAAATAATAAAAACGAACGTAGATTAGTGAAATCAGAAGACAATATAGCTCATAGAATGAGGAATAAGCCAGTAATTGATGTGTTTGGTTATGCTAGATGGAATTCTAAGATAGGGATGAGAGTAAATATATTTTGGAAAGGAGAACCTCAAAATGGAATATTGTATGCAGCAGAAGAAGATTCAGCTGGTATAATACTTACAAAGGATAAAGACCAAACATTATTATGGGTTCCATGGCATTCTCTTCGTATACCTAGATGTACCAGTAATCAGTTCCATTTATGTAATACAATGCAATTAAGACGTAAGTGTTTTGAGGATCATTTATCAACAAGTGGCACTAGAGATGAAATAATTGAGCGTTTATCACAGAAGGCAGACATAACTGATTATTCTCATTTAGACGGATTATCTTATGAACCATATGACGTATACCATCCTACTATGTTTCGTGGTATACCTCGTAAAAGATTTCAAAATATATGTGAAATACTAAGTACCAATAAATGTTCATATCCAGATGTTAGAAGACGTGTAATAAATTACATTATTTTGCAAAAATATGGTGATATCAATATAAAAAATTTTAGAGATAAAGTAACAAACAATGTGTTACAGGAAATATATAATCTATATGATAAATACTTCTTCAAAGGACTATTTACAACAAATAAGGATGGTATTTTATATGTAGAATGTCCTGTTAAATGGACTAAACGATTTAAGAATGGTGGTAACGCTGTGACAATTTTCACACCATATAATCGTAATTTTAGCAAGACAAGGATTGAGATAAGTGAAGCTGCAATCGAAAAAAGTGAAATATCTGATGATAACTGGTACACAGAAGGATCAATAGAGTTACGTAATACATTGATGTTGATACAGGCACTTATAGAACATGAGATGGTTCACGTTATCGTGATGAATTTTTGTAATGAGCGTGGGCATCACAATTCTGATGATGACGAAAAGTTAGGATGGAAACATTCTTGGAGTAAAGCAGCTAATGGTCATAGTAATCTTTATATGAGTATTCTATACAATATGTTTGGGCACACTGATTTTACTATGCTGACTCCTAGAAAAAAAACTAAAGGTGCAGTACCATTGTCAGATGATGCTGAGTATGGGAATATATCACAACCAGGTGATCTTGTGTATTATTATACAGCTGAAGGGGGTGAAGGTTTGACTTTATATACAGGTACCATATTAAACACACAAGGAGGAGGTGAGTATGCAAGATTCGTAGAAGTTATTCCACATAGAGATTTTCCAGGACGTAAACCAATATGGATATATGGGAGTCAGATAACACAAATAAGAGGACACTTTTGCAATGCTATATTTGAAAGACATAACTTGAAAAAACAAGGAGGAGGATATAAATGGGATCCAGAACGTGATAATTACAATTTACAAAAATGGAATGAAAAGAATCCTAAATTTGAAGATCATATTTCACCTGTTCCTGCGCATAAAGATTATACTAATGAAGTAACATTAAGTGAAAGATGGTCAGATATTAGTGCATTAGAAGATACATACACAACTAAAGCAATGCAAGTTACTCCACCTCGAACCTTAAAAAAACCAAAAATAGGTGACATTGTAAAATATAGACATCAACATGGAACAAAAAAAGCTGAACTATATGGAGTAAAAAATGGATTAGTTCAAATACGTAAGAATGGTGTCGTAATTACAATACCATGGGAGATATTAATTGTTACTGAATGCAGTGAAAGGTTATTATCAAACTGTTCAGATGATGAAATAAATGAAATATGTGTAAGAAATCTATTACCTGCTAATATGAAAAGAAGTTTTGCGTTGGCTATATTAGAAGATAAATTAATAAACTTCAAATACCTTTCAAAACTTGATAAGTTCGGAGGTAAAAAACGAAGAATTAAAAATATGTTTAAACATATGTTTGGCCCCGATATTGTTATTCAATACCCTGGTTTACGAAGAAATATTATTAAAAGAATGATAGATGATGCGTTATGGGAAGGAATAGATGAAGAAACATACCCAGGAGATGCTGTATGTGGTAGTATAGAATGGTGGGAAACTGTAGTTAAGCTATATGACTATTTTTTCTTTCATAAAACATTTGCTTATAACAGGTTAAATTTTCATGTATATGTAGAATCTTATTATCTACCATTTAATTCTGAAGTAGAAGAAATAAAAAAGGACAAAAATGCTATAATTATTTTTATAAAAGATTCAGCACTTGAAGAAGCAAATAATTTTGATGGAACATACATGCGTATAGGAGGATATGAAGTACATGATTATTTAACATTTTTGTTATTAACATTTGAGCATTCATTAATACACGCTCTTATGGATAAATATGCACCAGGTCAAGACAAAGAAGATATAAAGGATAAAGATAAGGTAGCATGGAAGTTAAAATCGCAACCAGAAAGTAAACACTCTAATGCATATATGAGTTTGTTATTTAATATTTTTGGTCATACTGATTGTTTCGGAGCACAAGTAATTGATGAAGAACCGGATTATTATACAGCAACTGTACAAGATAATGATATTGTTTATTATCATGATACAATTAATAATATTGCACAAGGTATTTCAGTTGGTCGAGTTGAAGATGAGACAGTTAATGTACATAATTACGACAAACCAAATGATGCACTTTCGAAAGTCAACGATGAAAACATAGTATCAGTTAGAAAACAAATATGTTTCGACTATACAAAGACAGATTATTACCCAATAGAGAAATTTTAACATATTTACAAAGATACAAAATTAGATAATCTCTCCCATTGTCTTTTTTCTATATCCATACGTCGTTTAGCATTAAATTGCCTTTGATATTCTATCTCTCGTTCTTTTTGCTTTTTATTCTGGTAAAAACGCTTATCCTCTCTTGACATTTTCATATTTATATTATTTCTTTCGTTTCTAAATCTAGCAGTGTTTTCAGAATTTAATATTGAACTAGTTCTAGTATTAATAGGGTTTTTAATATCTTTCAAGCTTTCTTTATTCTCAAATGCATATTTTATATCTGCACATTCTAATTTATTTTTATTATTTGTATTATAAACAGATAAATCAGCAACATCAGTTAGACCTATTTCTTTAATATTCTGTAACATACCATCACATAAAAGACTTGGATCTCGTATCTTTATCATTTCTCTTTTTGTGTTATTATCATTCTTAAGAAATGATTCCCTACCAATGTCATATGCATCATCTAGGCGTGTTGACTCGTATATCCTGTTAAATACCCCCATGTCTAAATTATGTGGGTTCATTATCGTTTGTCTTCTAGGCTGTTTGTTTTGTTCTATTTTATCTCTTGTTTGTAAGTATTCGTCAAATGTAACATTCTCCCTCTTTATTTGGTTCAATTTTTGCATCTTGAATTTATAAATATCATCGTACGCTGTTTTTATTTTATTGAAAATTTGCGCATTTCCTCCTCTATCTGGATGATGTTTTAAAACTAAATCCCTGAACACCTGTTTTATGTGATTTATATCATCTGTATAGTTAACTCCTAATATTTTGAATGAATCCATCGATATATAATATAACTTTTTTTTTTGAAAAAACAACCTAAAATCAAAATTCTAAAAATATATACAACAAAAAAACTAGAATTTATTTATATACATATAAAAAATATGTCGTCTGAAATTTTAATTAGAGATAGCATTCTTATGATGCTAAGTCATTCAATTAATTTATCGTCAGGTGGTAAATACACGGATACATTTTGTACTCGAACATGTACCAGTTTATATAATTCGTATGTTAGATTTTGGCCTGACGATACAGAATTTGATGCAACTAAATTTTTTAATAACGAAAAAAACTGTTTAGTTAAACTCGGTAAGAAAGTTAGAGGACGTAAACCTCAAATAATTAGTAAAATAAATATCCTTAGAAGAGGATATGACGTAATGTTCAAAAATTGTATAGATCATGTTGTAAATGAATATAAGAAACAACAGACAGGAGATACTAATACCATGAAAAACAATACACCTGAACCAGAGAAAGTAGAGATTGTTAATAAAACACAACGACCAGCTAATAAAAAACAACAAGCCGGTAAAAAAACACAACGACCATCTAATAAAAAACAACAGGTGAGATCAGCACCAACTTTACGTAGATCACATCGTATTAGAGGATCTATAAAACCTGTTGTTGAACCAGTAAAAGAGGTTGTTAATAAGAAAAAAACAGACAAGAAGAAGGTTGCAAATAAAAAACCAAAAGACCCAGTCGTTAATAATAAGAAAACAGACAATAAGGTTGTAAATAAAAAATCAGAAGATCCAGTTGTTAATAATAAGAAAACAGACAAGAAGAAGGTTGTAAATAAAAAACCAGAAGATCCAGTCGTTAATAACAAAAAACCAGCTAAGAAAAACAAGAAAAAGGCTGTAGATAAAAAACTAAGCCCAGTTGTTGTTAATAAGGATAAATACCCTGATGTCTGTGTTTCAACCGAGTTATTAAATATGAAATCTAATAAACCTGAGCATTTTATTTCATGCTCATCATATCCTCGTAAAAAATTTGAAACATATATTAATATTGCATCTTCTGAGTTTGTAGGTCATATGTCCAAGCATCGTGTTCAAATGTTGATTAAACGCGTATCTCAGTATTTAGCAAGTATTTGTAGTACAACATTTCATAATTTAGAGTTCTGTATAAGACATAAACATTTTAACCTTGCATTTTTTTATATTAATCCGATTGCAAATATAAAGTCTTTTATTAGAGCTAATCGTAGCAAATCCGATGAAGTAATATCATTGTTTACATTCTTATCTGCTTTGTTTAGAGGTAATGGGTTACTGAATCTTTCGAAATTATACGATCCTGATTTCTTGATCCGTTTTTACAATGATAATGATTATTGTTTCATGAATGAGCAAAACATATATAGTAGAATAGATTATATATTCACTAAAACATTGGTTATGAGTAAAAACGTGGAAGACTTACTGAATTTAGATGATAGAATAAGCATGGCAATAATACCTAAGGAATCCATATCTGAGACATCAATTGCTTACGATGTTGATCATTATTATATTGATAATGATAAACTCTCTCAGATGTATGTTAAAGATAACGAGTTAACGTTGAGAACAGGAAAGTATTATGATTATTTCTGGAGCCATTATAAAATAGGTTTATTCGGATCATCTTTTCAAGAGTATTATAACTCATATAAAATTGGACCAAATGGTAAAGTTGTACGTAGAAATAAATATATCCAGATATCTAAGGTTGTATATACGTTTTTACAGAAAGTAAAGGTAGAGAATGATGACGATTATAATAAACAACTCTTAAAGAAAATATTACAGTTAACAGCACAGCATATAAAAATAGTATGTGATACTCTTTGGAAAAACAAGGCTCATGATTGTACTAAATCAGAGTTTTATAATAGAATAAAGAATTTGAAGTTAGATTATAAGAAATTGACCAAGAGAGAATTAAAGTATTAAATTAACGCAACTTAAGCCCACAATATATACTGTAACTAGTATATAAAGTGGGCTTATTTTACGTTATTATTTGTTTTTAGAATTGCTTGTTATTAGTGAAACACTTTCACGATTTGTACTGTTTATATTTGATTCTTTGATATGATTAGATGTACTGGTATACATTATATCATCAAGAGATGAAGTAATTATACGTAATGATACAAAATCAAGCTTTTCATCTGGTTTTAAAATATAAGATATCTTACAGGGATTATCATTCAGATGGAACCCTCTATCACCTAGAATTGAATTCACACGAGATGTTATATCCTTTTTTCCAGGTTTATTAAATATTTTTAACTCCGCTTTCAATACAGCCGGTTGTGTCATTTTTTTTGCAGCAACTACAGTGTTTATTTTTCTATAAACATTGAAACAACATATATGACTGCTAATTCTAGGGATATTATAAGTGTATTTTATGCCATTCTTAACATATAGTATTTTTATAACATCCTCTGCTATGTCATACTTTTGTGTTAGACTTGCTTGTTTATTAAGTTTGCTTTTTTCCTTTTTGCATAGTTTACATAATACACACGATGCGTAAAATGTTGTGAAATAATCAACGTATAAATATTTTAATAGAGGGAACATACTATAACATTACTGTCGTGTTACTTCTTATGTCAATATATATATATCATGAAAATAAGTTATGTTGTACATCTAATAGTATGTATACTTGTATTTTATATATTGTTCTGGCATATTAGAATGATGAAACCTACAACTAGAACAAAACACATATTATATATAGAACAACTATCATATGTTGATACAGATACAAACGAAACAAAAATAGGGCACGATAAATCAAAAATAAAAAGTATAAACGTAAAAAAGGGTGATATACTAATTATACAAAATAATGATACAACACGTAATGCAATTGCATGTTCTGATCCTTTAATACCTAATTCTCACATACTCCATGAGAAATCAAAATATGTAATTATATTTGAAAAGAAAGGACAGTATAAACTAATATCAACCTTATATGGTAGCATGGATCAACTTACAGTCAATGTTAAATAGTCTACCTATATATAATACAAGATGATAGAGTCATTACTTAGTCATGGTATTTTACTTCTGATAATAGTTTGTATATTATGTAATCAAAGTGTAAATAAAAACGAATCTTTTGCTACGTATATACCACCATCTGCATCTGATGAATATATGACAATAGAAAACAGTCACTTTTGGAAACCATACCGAACTTTTGATTGGAATAAAATAGAAAGCAAACAAGGCAATATGATAAACAACTCATGTACTCAATGTGTACAGACGGCGCAACCATATTACGACAAAAGCGTAGATGATTTCAAGCATGTCAATTATAATGTACCAATTGGATCATATAATGTATTGCGTTCATTAAATCCTAATATAGCACTTAATACATGTCCAAGAAGAAGTGAAACAGAAAATAAAATTGTATCGCAGTACATATAGGATTTAAAAGTTTAAATTTACAATCGCTGCATCCATTTTCTCATCGTCTTCAAACAATGATTTACCTATGTTATCTTCAATACCGATCTCTTCCATTATTCCTCCTAAATCTGATGGCATTTTCATTTTCTTATTCAAATTTTTTGTTTTGATATTTTTCTTTACTGCTTGATTTATTGTTCTCTTGAGATTAGGGTTTTCCTTTAATATTTGATGAGATCTATCTCTTGTTAATGTATTATTCACTATGACCTGAGCAATATGATATTGTAATGCAGATGTAGCAAGCATTGAAAGTAAACGCATCTCTGGAGGCATAGCGATGGAATCAGTGTATTTATCATATAAGTCTTCAAAAATCTCATCGAAGTCTCCACTCTGTAAATCATCTTTTATCTGTGATGACCATCCTTCCAATTTAGCTCCTATAGGGTTAAACTTAGTATTAACCATCTCTAGAGTATATGCTCCTACTGATAATCCTTTCTTCATTGTTTCAACCGATGCATTTAGGTTTGCTTCCCGTTTGATACTTTCAAATTCTGATTGGATATCGATCAAATTCGAGTCTAAATTATAAGCTCTAGATAATGAAAATCCTTTACGTTGAAAACGCTTAAGCTTATATAATAATTGTTTTTTCTTTCTTTCTTCTTCTTCTGGTGTTAAATCAGACCCAGCATATGATGATAAAGATGGTGCAGGTTCATCTCTGAATTGTTGTGGGCGTTGGTACATATGCTGTTGTGGAGGAGGAACATGTAAATCATTGTTTATATAATTCAATGATTCAGGTGATGGTTGATCCTCATCGCCAGAAGATTCATTCATTTCTTGTATAGGCGGTAGTTCTAAATCTTTATTTTCATATTGTTTTAATATTTCATTTTCTTTCGGTAAAAAATTGAGATCAAGTTGCTGTTCTGTCATTTATATATGAGTGTCTAGATGTTTCACTCTTATAACTAAAAAATTTCATTGTACAAAATTAGCAAGATTATTATCCTTAGTATCTATGACACATTGTTTATTGTCTTCTATTAAAATATTTTCTTCTATGAAATAATCCAAAGGTTTTAGATAATCATAGTTTACTTCAATTATATTTCTGTTATTATGAAATTCATCATGTAACATATACCCTCCAAAAATTTTTAGAGCTTCACGTGGAGGAGCATACTTCAACACATCACCTGGTTTCCAATCCTTAGAGTTTTTATGGATCATGTGGATCAATGATTCTCTTTCTTGTTTCTTGTCATCATTCTCATTAAGATGATAATAGTTAAACGTCAAGGCACAATTAAAACTACAGAATAAACCTTTCATTTTAACCTGGTTTGCTTCCGCATCATAAGATTCAGGTATACCACAAATAGAATTTTGTATTTTACAAGAACAGTGCCAGCAGTATACTTCAATGTCATTTTGAGGGTTCGTGTATCTCTCAGGAGATATGATAGTAATGACTTTTTTGTACTGTTTGTTTTCTGAGTATATATGAATATCATTAAACATGTATTTTTCATTATTCCAACATGCTTTGTATGGATTACCTATTGTTTTATTTACTGAATCAACACTGAATGCTTCACTATCATTTTGACTATAATTACATACATTAGTCATATCTATTGGCAAATGAACAATTACACTTTTGAATTCCATCAGTTTATAATAGCATGGTATATAATAGCACTATGAATTTACTTCAAAACTCTCATCCATATAAAGCAATATATAACAACATACTTGTATCAATCGAATCAAAAAGTATGAATCAGGATTATATACTTGTTGCGATTCCTTTTATATACAAATACAACAAAGGAGAGTTTTATAATTATAAACAATGTCTAGGTTTTTGTTTGAAAACATTACGTGAAAATAACTATACAGCTGTATACAAAAAACCAAATTATATAATAATAGGTAACTTACACAATACATTTGATACGTTACTAAAAAAATGCAGTAGAGCAAGAGAACCGTCCATATTAAAGCGGCAGTATGATTATTTACTAGAAGAAAGAGATCATCAGATAGGGTTGATTAATATAAAGCAAAATAAAGAACGAGCAATGTTAGGAGTAACTGAGCCAGTAAAAAAGGTACAATTACCAGAAAAGAAAATAATAAGCAAGGATTTTTATAAAACACTAGGTATTAATAATAATAAACAGCAAATAGATTTATCTTCTAAAATACAATATAATAATACTGAACCTATCTGTAAAAAACCTAAGGTGAACTCTAACGTAAAAAAAAACAATGACAAAACAGTAAAGATAAATGATATCAATCTGTTAAACATTGTTAGTAAAAATAAAAGATATAGTCTTTAATGGAAATAATCAAATTCAGTAAGACTATCCTCACATGATTTTAAAGTACGTAACTTGACTTGTATTCCCATTTTTTCCTTCATTATATAAAAACCAGTAACTTCAACGGTTATATCAAACATATTACTATGTGATAATAACTGATGTATGTTATTAGAGTTTACTTGAATGCAGTTATCATTTTCATCTATAAATAATGTTATACCTAATACTATTTTGCATTTAAGTTCATTGTTTTTTACATTATCATTCCATAGAGATTCTAGTGTATCCCTTTGTTTAGTTCTTTCTTCTTTTTTTCTTCTAGATATCTTGTCCATGTTTAGTATAGTTAAACAATTTTGCTTGTCCTGTATCGTATCAATTATATAACCTTTGACATCTTTAATGAAATCAATAAATATATTCATCTCGTCATTATCTTCCACCGAAAAACACATTGTGAATTTCTTATTGTTTTTATAATCACGTGGCCCTTTTTCATTACAGATTACATTATGGATATCTATGTAAAATGGAATGTGTTTTATTATCTTTGTTATTTCTATCACGTTACCTTCTTGATCCTTACCTTTTGTTACTTTTCCATGTTTTTTTACATTATAATTAGTGATTTCACTTTTAGGTATACATGTAATAGTTTGATGTTTTATGGATGTAACATTATACATATTAGCTGAACTTAACCCTCTATATTTAATAAATACATTAGCATCCATTACTAAAGAAGGTAGTTTATTATAACTAACTGTTTCCTTTATTGCCATTTTAGAAATATACCTTTTCTTAATAGTATTGATATCTGATTTTATAATTATATTTGATACAACTGGTAAAATTTTTATTGTACCTGTTTTCTGTAACAAAGCAAAAGAAGATAAGCTAATATGAGCACTATATGATACATTTTTACGAAAGAATATATTCAAAGTTTGACTGTTTAGTTTGATATTAGTAGGTGTATCGTTACAGTCACCAAAATATATTTTTATATCTTCCATTCTGATTTTTACTTCTAATATGTTATTTTTTATAGCTGGAGATATTCTAGTATCCAATAATGCTCTGATATCATCTTTACCTGATACTTGTATAAAATCACATGCTTCTTTATTGTTAGGTATTTCATTTTTAATTGTTTCCTCTATTTGTTTTATGGTTTTACACAGATTAGCACACCCTTCATCTTCTGTATTGATCTTTATCTTCCAAACAACTTTATTTGGTCCTTTATAAGATGGACATGCTGTAGCTTTAAAATCATCTAATAAAACAACAACAGGTGAATCTTTAATTGTGACTGATCCTACAGAAAATGCACTGTATGGGTCTATTCTAAGTATATGGGCGTCTACATTTAATCTATCTACTTTTTTATTCAAGTCTATTAGTGTATTCATTGGTTTGTAGTTCTTTTTACACATTAATTTCTTAAATATTTTATTAAATACAACTAACGTAAAAAAAACCCTCTTCTAGTATTGATAAAACACTAGTTAAGGGTCAATTTTACAGATTTATATTTACAGAATATTAGCATCTAAATAATTATATTCTTGTGTTTTTGGACTATCCAATAATTTATTAATAGTCTGTTGTTTCTTTCCTCCTTTTGGTTTACGCTCTAACTCATCCCATGCATCCTCTTCGTTGTCTTCTTCCTCAGCTGTACCTGCCAATTTAGATACACATAATTTAATACCTCCACAACCACTTAATAAATAAAATTCACTCATATATAATTCTGCATTATACCATGATTGTCTTTTGACGACAGTTTTAATATTATCCTCAGTTAGCTCAATTCTATCTTGATCCTCTTTGTATAATGTATGGATAAGATTATTCCTAATGATAAATTTAGCCTTGATTTGATTGTCCCATTTCTCTTTTTCTTTTATTACTTTATTCCATTTATACGCTATAATTTCATCAATTAAACTATCTTTATCCTTTAAATCTCCTTTCTTATCCCGTATATTAATTTTCCACCATTTTAATACTTTAGGACTTTCAACAATAGTTTCAACAATCTTAGTTTGCACAGCATTCATAAATTCTTCAAGTTTAAGTAATACAGGGCTTGATTTACTAATGTTAAATAAAATATTAAATTTTTTGTCGTTATTATAGTCACCTGCACCAAACGGCGAGTATAAATCCTTAACAATAAATTTAAATGGAACTTCACAACCATTTTCTAAAACATATGAAACTTTACCTGCTTTATATGCGCTACCTTTAGATAATACATCAGGTAATGTGATTCTTACTCTATTTATATCTAATCCTTGCTCATTGAAAATAATTGATTTATTTGTGTTTCTGTTGTTTCTTTTCACTGGATTCATATTATAGATATAAAACTATATTATCTTATTTCCTTATACTGTTTTGTCTCTATTTTGGAGTTTTAGATTATATACATTAGACATAAATGAAAAGACTATACCTATGATTATTCCAAAAAACATTATAAATAATCCTACATGGAACCATCTTGCTCCATCCATACTACCATTGAATCTACGGTTAACTATTTCTGATAATATTTCATTAATTGTTACACCAACGCTTTGAAATAGAGGTAAATCTTGTATATTTAACTGAGTAGATGATATTTTATTACTTTCATCAACCACAGAATCTATAGGTTGTCCGTTATAGAATATTTTTTCACTAGATTTGTTGCTGTTAGGATGTGCGGGTAGAGTAAATACCATTAATATACAATTTAATCCTAAATAATTAAAAAAAACAGGATCGTGATAAGTATTTATCAATACAAATGACATAGAATAATCTACGTATCCTAAAACAAGAAATAAATCGTATTAAGTGGATATATATTTACATTTATATATACAACAATGTTAGGTATACAAACAGAAATAAAGACCATGTATGATAAAATAATAGAAATTGAGAATAAACTGTATGAAAAGAAATTAGCATTAACATCTGATGTGTTTTTTTTTAGTATTAAATACTTCAACTCAACTACTTCCGATGAATTAGAATATCTTGATCATTTAAACGTTGATGAAATATCTGAAATATTTAGAACTCATATTGATGATATTTGCGGACACCTTGATTCTAGAAATAATAGTATTAACTCAGTAAACTCTGTTATAAAAGACTCTAATCCTTACTTGATACAGATTAGAAATATACCTGTTTTTTATATAACTACCGATCACCAAAAACAACTATTTTTTAATGGACTTGATGAGTTTTGTATTAGTTTCTTCAAAGATACAGGTGTACGTATTGGATTTGCAAACAAAGATGAACAATCAAATATTAAATTAAATCATAATATGTTACCTTTAAAATACACACTAGACATGCAACTAGATAGAAAACGATTGATAGGTATTAATATAACAAAAAAAAACCACGATGTTATATACATACCTAAAATAATATAAAAATCTCGTTTTCAAACTATATAAGAACATATACACATAGCCTATTATAATAAAAATGAATATCTCTAATTCAACAGATAACAATATCCGTATAACATTTACAGATACAAACGGTAAAACTAATGAATATTCAATTACAAGTGATAACTTGAGCGAGACTAGTGATATTACAACATTTATTGTTAATCTTGCCAATGAATTAAAACAAAAAGCAATGGAAAAGCATGGAAAAGTATTTGATAAGTTTAATTTGGAAACTTCAAACATGGTTATAGATAAAAGTGAAAAGACGGACTCAATTAGTTTTGTATTTGATAGTAAAGGTCATTTCGATATAAAAAATAGTAACTCTACTAAAAATGTATATTCTTATAAAAATATATGTAGAGCTGTTAGATTTGTTTTTAATACTAAATTAAATCATAGTTTATCTACAAAAGACAAAAAGAAATACATTGTTGGTACCATGATTTTTGAGTACATTGACAATGCAGCTAATAAACTTATTACAAAAAGAGAATCATGTATTATTGATATGACGCTTTTGGATGAGACGTTTGATACTTTACTAGAATTTGATAATGATCTTAATAACTTAATAAATAAACACCAAGTTTTAGAAGATAAAATTGGAACGTATAAAAAGAAAATAGATGGAGAATATTCAAAAAATTGTTTAGGGGATAACTGTTCATTCATTGAAGATATAGATGAAGAAATTGCTAATCAAGCAACAGTTGCAGAGATGAATGCAGTACAATCATATGTAAACTCCATTAATAGAAAAGAGGACACAGAGTATCTTGTTTTAGAGTGGAGCAAAATGACATCTTTATTTAATGAATATATACTCAATTGTATCTTAGACAAAAAATTTAATATCTATACTAAACCACAAAAAAAAACCAAGTAATATATACTTTTAATAGTATACAGAGCTTTCTTTTTTTATTTATGTACATCGTGGTTTTTATATTCCATGTTCATATATTAATACTCTTTTTTGAATAAAGTATTTCTCATGTTGTTTTAGTAAACTATGTAAGCATATAAAATAACAATAACACATATCAAAAATGCCAAGAATTCACTCAAAATATATCATTCAGGACTTCCAGTATTATATAAATACTAATTTTTATTGCGATGGTTTTGAATTAACAGTACATCCGTTTAACAAAGTAACTATTGAAAATACTCAGTACGTGAACATATATTTCATATATAACGAGATTAAAGATAAATTAAAAGATGATCAAGTAAAGTTATCAGAAATTACAAATATGTTTAATAAAACAAAACTATTCAGAGACTCAAATAAGCAGTTACTAGCAAAGTACAACGAGTTAAAACAATGTAATAATAATGATTTTCAATTTACAAAGAACCAATTCATATATATAGCTTCCAGAACTGATCTTTCAAATGAAGGAAACTATAAATATGGTGGTGTTTACAAAGCAAGTGCTTTGAAGAAAAGATTAGTCACATATAATTCAGGTAACCCAAAAGAAAATCTAATGAAATTTGCATATATAAAGCGTGTTCATGATTTTCAGTTCATAGAGTTCATGATAAAGTGTGTATTGGATAATAAAGAAAATAAAGAGATGAGCAAAATTAAGTATATCAGTCTTAAAAATATTATAGACGAAGTAGCATCTTTAGAAGATAAATTACACAACCAAATGATAAAACAAAGATTATATCACAATTATACCATTAGATTAAAAAAATAATTAACCCTAAAATAGTGTTTTATTAACACTACGATAGGGTTTTTTTTACGTTTATTGAAAACGCATATTTGTTTTTTTTTCTGTGAAAACAACTTATAAGATAACGGTTATATGTATTTTATAAATATTATAAATGTCTTCTAATAATAAAATTTCCATGTATACTAGACCTAAATTCAAATCATACCAAAAGAGGTTTGTAAAGAATATTATTGCATTTGAACGAAACTTTGGAAATAATACAACAGTAGTTTCAGATAATGGTTTTTTACAAGCACCTGTTAACTACGGACAATCTATGTGTATCTTTAGATTAATAAAGAAAAAGAGAAAGGTAAAGGCATATAAAAACGCACATATTTTTGATAAATTTAATCTAGGTCCAGATATTAATTCATTAATTGATAGTTTTGCAGGAAGAGAAAGATATACTAGAACATCGAATAAAATATGGAGGGAAAATAATCCAGGCCTTACACAAGTAAAGCTAAAGAAAACAACGTTATGGTTATGCAAGGAAACGCAATACGACAAACTAAAAATTATGTATGATACGCATTTTAAAACAAAAAATTTCAAAGTTTTATTTTGCAAAAAACATAGAGATTTAAAGAATCTAACAGCAAATCTAGAGGAGAATTTGAAGGGATACGCAGCTTTAATCATTCCTTGGTCATCATGGGATAAATGTTATCCGCGAGAAAAGGGATATTTTATTGGTAACAAAAACAAGAGGTATTTATTCGAACGCATAATTTGTGACAAAGCACGAACATCTGGTGCACAACGTGAAATAATAATCAAAGAAACTAGTTCTATACCTGACGCTAAATTCATATGGTTCAAAGCACAATCATATAATCACGAGTTAGAAGATATGAAATTTATTCAACCTAAAATGTTCCCTAAAACTAAACAAAAAACGGTAGTTACGTATGACAATCATAGAATATTTAACGCTAAAGCAAATCTAAAAACAATAACATCGGTGACTGTAAAAATGCATATACCTATATTGCCAAATCCAACACCAGATGAGTATAATTATAGATATTTTAACCATATATGTTCTAGGGCATATTCTGATAGACTGACACATAAAACTATTCTTGATAACAACGCAGAAAACAGGTACGGCATGGGGAACTTCTTTATTCCTGTATTAGTAGTTACAGACATGTCCCCAGCAATTATGAAGAAGGAAGGTAAATTAAAATCACTTTATCATCGTGAAGCAAAACAAATTGTTATTATACCTGATAAGAAGATACCTGATAAAATTAAAGATATACCAAGGGTATGTATCCATTGGCATGATCTTTTATTCAGAGATGATATTGATCTGAGTAGATATGGAGGTTTACTAATAGATGCATCTCATATGAACTACGAGCAACTCCAAAATAAAAACTCATGGATACACAATGTTTTAAATACATTAATGGCATGGAATAGATGGGAAACAAGAACTTCAGCTGCATATCATATAATGGTAAAGGACTCTATACTGCAACAAGCTCTAAAAACAAAAGATACAAGTATATTACCTGATATTTCAAAGTGTCTTTGTAGATTAGATCTATATAATAATGTATGGAAGTATCTTTGATTACTCCCTTATTGAAACAAATACATAGTTATTGTTTTCGTCGTTTACAAATAAAAACTTATCAACGAATTTATTAAGTGTGTTTGTTAACATTTTATCCTGTAGTTCTATATTTTGTGAAAGATTCTCAGTAATCAAACCAATAAAAAGATTAACTTTATCATACGGTACAATGATTTTATTTTTGTGTTCTTTACCTGCACAAAACTTACTTTGAGGATCTTCTCTACATAATTTTCTTTCATTGGTGGCATAAACATTCTCTGTTTCATAATTAGTGGCTTCTAGTTGTTTAGGATCAGTTATAGATGAAACCATGCGTATCATAGCTTTTACATACTTGATGAGTAATTCTTTATTTCTAAAAAACTTAGCTCCTTTGGCTTTATTCATAACATTAAACACTTTGGTTAATGATTTGTGTATGCGCTCGTCTTTTTTTATAAGATCACTCATTTCTAATAGTAATCTTTGATATATTTCATAATTAAAACGTCTTTTCATTTCATGTATAGGTACGTACTCATCACCGAATTTTATAATATTATTTATATCAAAAAATAATGTTGTGGTTAATGTTATATTACTCTTGTTGGAAAGAAACCAATCTTTAGTACCAGTAGTTGGATGTACAGGAAATAATAGTTTATTTTCTAATTCAAAAGCTGTTACTTTATTACCAGATCTGTTTAAAACATATGATAGGAACTTATAAGATCCATCTAATGGAGCAATATATGAATTTATTATATTCATACTAGACTCGTGTTCATAAGTGTAGTTGTTTTTCTCTTCATATTCTTGGTATGGTAAATTTGGATTGTATTTACTTGGTATAACAGGAACTAAGAAATCTCTTCCTAGTAAACTTGGATGACTCACTAATAAAAACAGGCATTTATTGAATATGTCAATAATTTGAGACTTAAAAATTAACCCATGGTTTATCTCTTTCTCTATTTTTTCTATCATGAATGTCGCAGTAGGTATTCTTCCTTTTTTAAGTTTTAAACATGTATGAATGAAACTTTTAGTTAAATCTTTAGTTACATTAGACACTACATCTTTTACTTTCTTTCCTCCCGTTGTTATATTTATTGAATCATTGAATATATGATGGATTTGTTGTTTTATTTTCAGTACAATATGATTGATTAGATTGTAATCATTGTTAATATAGAAAAACATAGTTGATCTATTCTCTTTAATATATTCATGGAAATATATACTATCGTATTCTACAATGGAAGCATCCGCGTTAAATGAGTTCGTTTCGAAAACTATTATATTTATACCATCCATATGCTTTTTAAAACATCCTGGGTAATTTAATAAATCTACTAACCATTCAAGTTCTACTGTTTCATTTTTCAAGTAATCCTCAAATTCATATATAGTATTAAATCGTGATGCAAAACTACCTTGGTTTAATGAGTAAAATAAGCTATCTCCTCCATTATTTAAATATCTAACAAAACATGATATAAGTGTAGGTATTGACATTTGTAACGCATCGGCTAATATATCTAAAACAGCATTTTTCATATTATTGTTCCCAATTAAAACAAATCCAGGTGCGGTTAATGAATGTACATTATCAGCAAAGTTAGAGAAAAATGGATTATCCCACTTGTTATTGTATACTTTAGTCCACTTATTGAATATATTATGCAATGATTCAACACCTATCTTTGAAAATGAATCTTTCTGTAATTGAAAATTAACTTTTGTTGATATAAAATCCTTTTTCTTGAATGTATTTTCCTGAAACTCTTTCCAAGTAATAGATCCATTACAAAAATTAAGGGTAGATATATCTGTTATACGTTCTTGACCTTCTGTTTTCTTTAATTTTTTACCTAATTTAGCATATCCACTTGCTCTAGCTCCGCATCTTGGTCTACATACACGTAATCTTAATTCCTCATCAGTATATCCTGCAGTGTTGGTGATATTATTTAAACTCAAAAAATTAACTATAGAGTATTTCTTAGCACTAGTTTTTTGTTGTGAAGACCATGATGGACATTTTAATGCGTAATTACTGAAGTTAAAGACAGTTTCATAAATATTACCTTCTAAATCTCTATTTACTAAAACGTTAGCTTTTCTTGTTAATACATGTGGTATGATTAAACTATCAAAAATATCCAGATACATGAAATAAATATCATCTAATTTATTAAATACGTTATCAAATTCTATGTCATCTGTAAATGGGAAAAATCGTTCGTGTAATTCTATCAATATATTATCTGTAATAGATTCGGGATGATGTTGGTTAATTATATTGTATACAAACCACATGGAGAGATCATCCATTATACTGTCATCATTTTTCAATACTTTGTTATATTTTAGTTTTTTTATTGGTAACAACTGTTTATCCTTTCTTATAAAATCAATAAACATATCTTCTGACCAATTTAGAATATCATCTTCCAGCTCTGTTTGTATTTTATAGAAATTTAAACGTAATCGTATCTCAGATTTTCTATTTACATCTGTCTCAGTTGTTAAATAATTTAACAATATCTTTATTTTATCTTGAGGAGTAACAAATTGACTTGTCTGTTTTACTTTCTTTTTAATCACAGCACATATTTTATCTTTATCTGTAGCAGTCGCATCAAAATCAAACTTATCTTTTGCTAATTTTTGTATTTGAGCTTTTCCATATGCTTTTTCTTTTTTAGTGATATTACAGTCTTCTAAGAAAAACCCTTGTCCAGTATGATCCTCGTATAGTTCTTTTTTATACACCTTACCTTCTTGATGTATTTGTCTATTTGTTTTACCTTCTAGATCTATTAACCTCTTATATTTAATTTTTCCTCTCTTATTTTTCTTCAGCTTTTTTTGATTTAGTTTTTTAAACAAATCAGGATCACGGTACTCTGGTGGAGTGTAATTATGCCTTGTAAGAAACTTTTCTAAAGGAGGTAATGGATGATCAATATCTAATGTTTCTCTAGGATATCCTTTCTGTGCATCTCTTGTCATTTTTTGTATTTCATTAGCTAATACAAATGGAATAAACATTGGTGCGGAACCTGCTCCTGTTCCTACAGGTCTTTTGTCGTTTTGTTGTTCTGGTGGTCTATGTGTAGGATCAGTAGAATAACCACCGTTTGTTAACATATTGAATAAATCGTCAAGTCTTCTCTTAGCTGGTACTGTGACCATTTTTTTACGTAACTTCTTTAGTTTACCTTTAAGTATATCTTTATCCAAATTAAGCTGTAATAGTTTCTTCTTAGCTTTCTTTGTCATTGCTGTTTTGTTAACAATCTTTATTTCTTTATTTACATCAACAAGTGCAGCTGCTATATCTTTCATTTCTTTTATTGGTGCCATATTATTAGCGTTAAAACCAGCATCTTGATCATCACTGATAAATTCAACATAATCTCTAATTACACCAATTGCTTTTTTTGTATACTTGTCTACTTTCACAGGTAAATTATTCTTCTCAATAATATGTAATAGCTTACCGAAAAACAGTTTGCATTCTTCTATCTGTTCATAATTTCTTAATCCATTAATACCTATCTTATAGTCAAAATCGTCATTTGCTGATACCACAAACGTAACATATAAACCAAAGAATTGAACAAAATGAACAGGCATACGCGTGAATCTACTAACTATATATTGAGCCTGTTCCTTTGTTAGAAAGAACCTTTTTGCTATGTTTAAAGTTTGATCCTCTTCTACTGAATCAGTTCGTGTATAGTGTTCCTTTACTGTTTTTAAATAACTTTGTATTAATAGAGCTTCTGGTAAATTATTTATCCCTATGTATCTAAATCCAGTTGATGAGAATTCATTAGTCTGTATATAGAGAGATAACAGATCTTTCAAGTTATATATAGCCGAATTTATAGTAGAAACGTTTAGTTCTGATTTTATATTAAAAGATACATTCATTGTTTTTACATTTACTCCTTTGATTTTAGTGAATTTATATGCCGAGTTTATTAATATGTATTTACGAATAGCAT